TTATATTTTGATTTTCAAAATTTTCATTACTACTTCTATTAATTATTTCATTTGAATATTCATTCATTGTATCTTTCTTTATATTTATTCCACTTATATATTTATTATATAAATCATTATCAATATCACTTGGAACATCATTTTTTGATAATGTATTATTTATAATATTTATTGTTTGTTTGTTAGCAATATAATTATCATATAAATACTTATAATTAGTAATATTAGGGTCAGGAACTGAATTAGTAAATTGTGGGTCATCAGTATAACTAGAAATAGTAGTTGAATTTAAATTAACTGCATTAGAAGAATTATATGTATTAAATAAACATTCTTTATCATAATTAACTATAGTGGTACTACTATCTGGGTTATTTGAAAAAGATGATAAACAATGAGTTAAATCTATATTTAAATTATTTGGAGTATATACATTATTTAAATATTGATTGAAACATCTTTTTTTAACATTTGTTTTTTCACCTTCTGTTAAGTTATTATAATTAAATTTTTTATCAGTAATATTATATCCACAATTTATACCATCTACATTATTTGCAATCATTGATGGAAAGTTTGAATATTTTATACATTTCTTATTATTTATGTCATATTGATAAGCTGTACACCAATCTCTACTTTTACATTCATTTAAACATACATTTTCATTTGGTATATTATTAGAAACATAATATGATTCTTTAGAAACATCATAAGTAAAATCTGGGCCAAAATTTGCATTTTTATATTGTAAAAACCCATTATTTGTATTAAATAATAAATTACAAAACATTCCATTATATAAATTACTAATATTAGATGTTAAAATATTCTCACCCATATAATTATATGCAATAAATTAAATAAATTAAAATTATTATAAAAATTATCATAATTAATAATTTAAATAATTTTAATCTACTATTATTAGTATTATTAGTATTATTAGTATTATTAGTAGTATTATTGTAATTTGAAAATTTTTCTGAAAAATCCTTTATTGTTAAATCATGCGCTTCAGGAGGAAATGGGTCACTTACTTCATCTCTATAGTATGTTTGATAAGTTTTAGATGAACCTAATATTCCGCAATAATATGGTGCATTATTTTCACCTTGACTTTTTGCTTGTTCTAAATTACTAGAACCATAACAATCTCCATTACTAACTCCAAAAGTATTATAATTTTTATTAAAAGCAAGTTCAGAACATTCTGCTATATCTTTTACACCTTTTTTTAATAATGTTGGAATTGCAGTATTATCATTATTATTATAACACTTTTGATAAATATATTTATTTACAGATTTTGGCATATTTGGCATAACTGGATTACTATTTACATTTGGAATATTTGTATAAATTTGATTAGTATTAAGCCCACCTAATGTAGTACATTTTGACTTATCATTTTGTAATCCAAATTCTTGTGCTTGAGTAATATTATTTGACCCATAACATTGTCCACCATTTTGTAATGCATATAATGTATAAGCTTTATTTTTTGCAAGTACCTCACAATCATAAATATTTTTAACAGTTCCTAATAAATCTGGCACTGCGTGTACTTTTGAGTCATCGTTATAACAATCAAGATATGGATAAGTTGTTTGAGGTATTCCTTCTATTGAATATATTTGATTTTTTAATATATCACCCATAGTAGAACAATTAGTTGCTTCACCATATTGTAATGCGTCGTTAATATTATTTCCTATATAACAATCTCCACCATTTTGAACATTACTATTTTTTTGAACACCAAAAACTGATGAATTTTGTGATATAGCATATTCTTGACAATCATTTACTGAACTTACAATACCCATATAATTTGGTAATGCACGTTTTGATGAATTATCATTATAACATCCTATATTATTATATACATTAGTACTAGTTGGTGGTTTAATAGTAGAACCATTAGCAAATTTTAAATTTTGAATAGTATAATCTGACGATGTTATTGGTCCAATATAAACATGCGCATTACTATTTGCTGGTATTAATGGTTGGCTAAAAGTATTAATATTTACTAAATTATTATTAAAATAAACATATACTTTCTGACCAATCCAAACAATAACAATATTAATATCAGTTTTTGGAGGTAAAATTTTTGTAGTAAAAGAACTATTTGGCACTGTATTTATATCATTCATTATTGTTAAAGATAATGCAGATTCTGTTATAAAAACACATGGTACATTATTACCACTAGAACCAGCATTATTATTATTACTTATTTGTACAATATTTCTTCTTTTAGTATTTGAGATCTGTATATTTATAGTAAAACTTAATGTCATATTTGTACTATCAATTATTCCTTGAGTTGACCAAAATAAATAACTTGGTTTATCAGTTGAATAAATTTGATTTTTTAATGGATTTCCTAATAAAGAACAATTAGTTGCTGGGCCATATTGTATAGCACTATCAATATCTGTTCCCCAAAAACATGTACCATCTTGAATACCATAAACAGTTCCATTATTTGCAATTGCATATTGTTTACATTCATCATTATTTATTACTTTTCCAACATTATTTGGTATTGCTGGAGTACTTATATTAGTACTATCATTAAAACATCCAATATAATTAAAATTTTGATTTGATGTAGGAGGATTAATAGATGCACCATTAGTAAAAGATAAATCTGTAACAGTCATATCTATCATTGGAGCCCATGGGTCGGGATAATATACAAATGCATCTGGATTTGGTTGTATAGGTACTTGAGTATAATCATAAATAGTATTTAATTTGTTATTAAAATAAACATCTACATTTGTACCATTAGTCCATACAATTATTACAGTTATATCTTTATTCAATGTTAAATTTCAAGTAAAAAAACCAGTTGGAGTATTTGAATCATTCATAATTGCTAAACTAGATGCTTTTGGTGTTACATAAATTGCAGGAACTCTGTCTCCAAGATTACTTGAGTTACTACCACTGTTTGTTACATGAACAATACCTCTTAAATTATCATTAATTTTTTGTATATTTATTGTAAAACTTAATGACATATTTTTACTATCAGTAATATTTAACGATGACCATAATTTATAAGTAGGAGCATTTACTGAATAAATTTGATTATTCCATGCACCACCTAATGGTGGACAATTACTTGTTTTACCGTATTTTACTGCACTAGTAATATCAGTGCCTACAAAACATTGTCCACCATATTGAACACCATAAAGAGTTGCTTTATTTGAAATTGCAAATTCTTTACATTGGTCAGTAGTAGTAACCATTCCTACATAATTAGGGATAGCACGTTGGTCGGTATCATTATAACAACCTATATAATTAAATATTTGGTCTGATGTTGGAGGATTTATACTACTACCATTATAAAAAGTAAAATCTTTAATTAAAAATCCACCTTCTGTTGGATACCATGGGTCAGATAAATAAAAATAAGCATTATCAGATGCTTTTACTAAAGGTGTTGTATAAATATAAATAGTATTTAATATACCATTAAAATAAATATGTACATTTTGACCATTCCATACAATATCTACTTTTATATCAACATTTAATGTTAATGGACCTGTAAGAAAATTAACATTTAGTGCACTAGTTGTATCATTAATTATTAGTAATGAGAGTGATGATTGATAATTTATCCAAACACCAGGTACTCTACTAGAATTAGTATTATCATTAGTTATATGAAAAATATTTCTAAAATCAGCATTTGGATTTGTTAATTTTATAACAAAAGAAACAGACATATTTGAACTATCTATTATATTTAAATTAGACCATCTTGTAACATAATTATTTGGAAATAATTTTATATAGTTATCTATAGAAGGTACATATTTCCAAGGAATAATTGGAGTAGGAGGACCTTTAAAAATATTATTTGCATCCCATTGATTTAAAGTATTATTATAAAAAATAAGGTCTTTTATTTTATAATTATCAGTTGGATGCCATTGGTCACTAGTAAAAACTGGAGTATTAGGATTAACTTGTAAAAATCCTGCACCAAAATTTCTGCTTGCATTTTTTGTTGAATCCTGTTTACAAAATATATTAATTATACTATTAAATAAAGATATAACAAAAGTATAATCAATACCTATTTGTAAAGAAGGTGTAACAATTGTTTGATTTGGACCATTTGTTGCATCTATAGCAACTAAAATAAATGGAGTATTTGGATTGTTATTATTATTACCAATCCATATTCCTGGCAATCTATCTCCAGGATTACAGCAATTACCTCCAGTATTACTTATATGAAGAATATTTCTCCACATATTAGAACTTGGACTTATATTTATAGTAAAAGATATTGCCATATTTGAGTTAGATGCAATATTTAAATCAGACCAATTACACATTACAGTATTAGCTGTTAATGAAATAGCATTATTAATACTTGGTTTAAATCTAACAAAATTTAAATAATTAGTTGTACTTGTATTATATATATTTATAATATCATTTTGTGTTAGTATTCCATCAAACATTCTAAAATCACATATATTTCCAATAAAATATGGGTCATTCCAGTTACTTTTTCCTATATAATTATTACTTCTTGGAATAGAAAGAGGATAATATCCAGTTCCTGGATTTGACCCTGGATTTGGTACAATTGAACCATTAACATATAATGTCCATGAATTATTTGTATTTAATACCCATGCAATATGTATCCAATTCCCAAAATTAACATTATATCCTAAAACATCATCATATTGTGTTTTTTGACCATTAGTATTATGATAAACTGAAAGTCCTAAATTACCATTATTAATATATGCTATAATATTATCACTTGATGAACCATTTCCAAAATCAAAAATTCTACCCCATGTAACAGTATTAACAGACCTAAACCAAAATGTAAATGTTATTCCATTAGCTGGTGTTGTAAATTTTGAAATTGCTATATATTGGGAATTACCATTAAAATTTGCCGATTTTAATGAAATAGATGCTCCTGGTTGTTTTATTCTACATCCATTCCATATCACGATTTCAAGATTACTAGGACTTAAATCAGTTGGATTTGTAAAATCATATTGTAAAATTGTATTTAATGACATACTTCTAACATATATATATATTTATTTTTATAAAAAATAAATATACTACTAAAATAAAAAGAATAATACCTATTTAATATTACTAATACCCATTTTTCTAATAAATAATACATACATTACGAGTGTAAATATAAAAATTGCAAAAATAACAGCAATCAAAGAATAAATTACTTTTTTTTTATATGCATTTCTATCTTGTGATATTTGTAACATTCTAGAACGTGTTAATAATAATTTTTCTTTATCTTCAATTTCTTTTATTTGATTTAATTGTATTTGTTGTTTTTGATATAATTGTTCATTTTTATCACCTAATTCACTTAATGATACACCTTGCATTGATATATTATTTTGAATTTGTTTAAGGTAGCTATCAATTTGAGATGATGCATTTGCAATAAATGTAGAATTAAGATTATCACCACACATTATATATATTATATTATATAAAAAAATGAAAAATAAAATTATATAAAATTATTTTTATATTTAGTTATAAAAAAAATGAATAACAAAGAATTAATAATTAATAAATTAGAAAATTTAAAAAAAGTTTATGAAAATAAAGAAAAAAAAAAAAAAAATAT